ACAACCAAAAAAACGGTTATAAAATTTTAATGTCGTACACTGTTATAGATGAAAACAAGCTAGAGTGCAAGTTTACAGGAGATTACAATGAAACATTAATAATAAATAGAAAAAACTTTAAATAAAAAAACATGGCGTTTAAATTAAGAAATGCGGATTGTAGTCCGCTAAGTAAATCAGCAGGTGTACCTGTGTCTTTTCAATCTCCACTAAACCAAAAGTCGGAAATAGAAGCTAGAAGAGCAGCTGCGCAAACTGCAAAAGAAGCGAGAGAGGCGGCAGATGCTGAAAAGTATGTTTCTAAAGAAGTAGATGTAAAAGGCGGTAGAATGTCTAATAAGACAATAAGAAAAGCCGCTAAATTTATATCAAAAAACGCTACCACGGACTCTAATATTGATACGGCTGTTCAGGGTGGTGAATACAGTAATAAGACTGGAAATATATTTACTAGACTTGGTGGTAAAGATGTTACTAAAAGATCAGGGACCGGATCATACACTACTGTTGGTGATTTAGGTACAGGCGAAGCTCTTAGCGGAAAAGAAAGACGACAATTAAAGAAAGATGTAAAGTCTACTTTAAAAGAAGGTGGAAAAGGAGTTACAGTTAAAGGCGGTGAAGTAACAAAAGGAACAACTCAAACAAAAACAATAAGACAAAGCAAAAAGCTATTAGCAGAAAGAGAAGCTAGAAGCGTAAAAAATACTGCTAAAAAAGCTGCTAGCGCTAAAGAAAAAGAAGCTAGGATATTAGCTAGAAACGCCGCTAGAGATGATATTAAAGCTGCTAATGTTAGTAAAAGAGCCTCTGAAAGAGCTGAGTTTGCGGCAAAAAGAAAAGCTAGTATTGAAGCCAGAGGAGGTTCAGCAGCTAATTACGGTACACCTCTACTGCAAGATACAAAAGCTGGTTGGGTAGAGACAGGTAGAACGTCGACTACTAGGAAAGGTAAAAATGAAGCAGGTGTTTCAGGTACTTTTACAGATGTTAATGTAACTGAAGGAAAAAAGACTCCTGGTACAAAAACACCAAGAACAAAAAAAGAATTTTCTACAGATCCTACAGAAAAAGCTAAACAAAAACAATGGATAAAAGACAATCCAAAAAAATACATAAAAATTAAAGAAGGTAAAACAACATCGCCTAAAAACGAAACAAGATCAAACCTTAACACAACTTTCGTACCAGATAAACCAAAACCTACACCTACACCTAAAACTCCACCTAAGAAAAAGAAGCCTTTGGTGTTAGACTCTGGCGGAAGTTCTAAAAGCAAAAGGAAAAAAGGTTTAAATCTAAGCAGCGGTAGAAGCAGTAAATCTAAAACTAGGGGTAAAAATCCTTGTAAGAGTTGTAATTAATGAAAAAAATAATTCAATGGCTATCAGGTGGCGTTATCAAAGAGATTGGTAACGTCATCGACAAGCTTACTACAACCGAAGAAGAGAGGTTAGAAGTAAAGAAGCAAATACAGCAGATATTAGAAGATGCAGATACTAAAGCTCAAGTAGAGGTTAGCAAGCGTTGGGAAGCAGATATGAAGTCTGATAGTTTTTTAAGTAAAAACATTAGACCTTTTATTTTAATATATCTAACTGTAATCTTTACGTCTCTAGCTTTCTTTGATGGTAATATCGGTGAGTTTGGACTAGCTAAAGAATATATACCAATATTTCAAACATTGCTAGTGACTGTCTACGGAGCTTACTTTGTAGGTAGAACTTGGGAAAAAGCAAAGAGTATAAGTAATAATAAATAAATTAAACAATTAAATTAAATAAAATGGCAAAAATTACAGAAGAACAATTAAAGAAAGTTAACGAAGGTCAAGAAAAACTAATGGGTTTAGTTAACCAAATTGGCGTTTTGGAATCTCAAAAACACGGTTTACTACACCAGGTAGCTGACGTTAATAAAGAAGTAGAAGAGTTTAAAGCTGAATTAGAAAAAGAATACGGACCTGTTAATATAGATTTAAAAACAGGTGAGTATGAAATTATTGAATCTGAAGCTAAATTAGAAAAAGCTTAAGATGTCTTCTATTGTAAGAAAAATAAGTATTGGTTCTGATTATAAGAATGACGCTATGCATTATTCTGTGGGTCAACAAGTTTATGGAGGTCACGAGATCTCACATATACTTCTTGACGAGTCTGACAACTCTTACAATATTCACATTAAGAAAAACAACGAGGTAATGCCATGGAAGAAGTTTAATTCTCACATGGCAATATCTGTTGAATATGATTTGGAGTATTGAAAGGATTATACGACTTTATAGTAGAACCTTTAGGTGAAAAATACAGTAATACAATTAAAGTAGGTGGCAAAGAGTTAGTTTTAAATTCAAAAATTGAAGATTTTAAATTTGTAAACAGACTAGCTAAGGTAATACAAACACCTAAAGCTGTAAATACTGGTATTGATGTTGGTGATATAATTGTTATACACCAAAACGTGTTTAGAGTATTCTATGACATGAAAGGTAATAAGAAAAAAAGTAGGTCTTGGCTAAAAGATGATTTGTATTTTTGTGCTATAGATCAAGTTTATTTATATAATAAAGGTGATAAGTGGAAGTCTTTTGGAGACAGATGCTTTATTTCACCAATAAAAGATACAGAATCTCTAACGCTAGATAAAGAGAAGAGCCTTGTTGGTATATTAAAATATGACAATAGCTCCTTAAATGCACTAGGGATTAACTCAGGAGATCTAGTTGGCTACACGCCAAACGGAGAATGGGAATTTTTAGTTGACGGAAAGCGATTATACTGTATGAAATCTAATGATATCGTAATTAAATATGAACACCAAGGAAACGAAGTTGAATATAATCCAAGCTGGGCAAAAAGCAGTGGAGGAATTAATCAAAGTAGCTAAAGAAGCTATTGTTGATTCAGATGACGATATATCAGCTGATAGATTAAAGAATGCTGCAGCTACAAAAAAACTAGCTATATTTGATGCTTTTGAAATATTAAATAGAATAGAAGCTGAAGAGAACTTGTTAAACGAAAAACCTGTAGAAGTAAAAGAAGAAAAGTCTTTTAGAGGATTTGCAGAAGGGAGATCTAAATAATGTACGAGCAGACTTTATATAAAATACTTAAAGATCACGTCAAACCTAAGGTTTTAAAAAGAACTAATAGGTATAAGAAGTGGGAGTACGGTTACAACGAGGAGCACGATATGGTTGTTATAAGTAAAACCGGTGAAATAGGTGAAATTTATGAAATACAAAATCTAAAAATAGCTTTGCCAAAAGCTGAAAATGTACATACATTTGAAGAGGATAGGTGGAAGCACACTGAATACCCAAAGGAACTTAGTAAAATCAAATCAGTATTTGATTGGGAAGAATACCCTTTGGACTTTAAAGAAAAATGGTATGATTACATTGATGAAGAATTTAATAGAAGAGAACAAGGCTTTTGGTTCTATAATAAAGGTTTGGCTACTTACATTACTGGTACTAACTATATGTACTTGCAGTGGAGTAAAATTGACGTCGGGCAACCAGACTTTAGGGAATCAAACAGATTATTCTACATATTCTGGGAAGCTTGTAAAGCCGACCCGCGCTGCTACGGCATGTGCTACCTTAAAAATAGACGGTCAGGTTTTTCATTTATGGCAAGTGGGGAAACCGTTAACCAAGCAACAATATCTACGGACGCACGCTTTGGTATACTCTCGAAATCTGGACCCGATGCAAAGAAAATGTTTACTGACAAAGTTGTCCCAATATCGGTCAACTACCCCTTCTTCTTTAAACCAATACAAGACGGAATGGATAGGCCAAAGACAGAGCTCGCCTACAGGGTACCAGCATCAAAGTTCACAAGGCGTAAGCTCGATTCAAATGAAAAGCTACAAGAGATCACGGGGCTCGACACAACAATCGACTGGAAAAACACAGGTGACAACTCATATGACGGTGAAAAATTAAAACTACTAGTACACGATGAAAGTGGAAAGTGGGAAAGACCAACAAACATATTAAACAACTGGAGGGTTACAAGAACTTGTTTAAGACTAGGTTCAAGAATTATAGGCAAGTGTATG